CTATATTTTAGCTCCGGGGGAATTTTGGGACAATGTTTTCACTTTTTAATACCGGGAAAGGAGGCTTGGGAAGATGAAATCAATGTTGAAAGACGTAATCAGTGGTGGAGAGCAGTACAAAGCTCTAGCTTTCATCTGTCCTGGCTGTGTTGGTAATGGTGGAGGCACCGGATTGCACATGATTCCGGTAGAACCGACTACGCAATCTCCTGCTTGGACTTGGAATGGGGATCTAGAAGCGCCGACCCTCGAGCCATCCATTCGTACTACGTGGGAATCGCCAAGAGAAAAGTTTGTGTGTCACTCATACCTCAGAGACGGCGTATTTGAATTCCTTGGTGACAGCACTCATGAGTTTGCTGGGAAGAAAGTGCCTCTTCAAGAGCTCCCGTCATGGTTCCTTAGTTGGGGTGATGACGATGACGAGTAAACGAGAACGAAAGGTCCGACCGGCAGCAACCCTCGAAGGACGAGAGGGTCAGTTGGTTTCAATGGCGGTGGACCTAGCAGAGAAGCAATTGAGGGAAGGCACAGCTACTGCGCAAGTCATCACGCATTATTTGAAGCTCGGTTCCACAAGGGAGATCCTCGAGCAAGAACGCTTGTCCAATGAGAACCAGCTTCTCCAGGCAAGGGTGGAACAGATGGCTTCGGCAAAGCGTATTGAGGAACTTTATGGGCAGGCATTGGACGCAATGAAGAAGTATGCCGGTCAAGAGGTTCCGGAGATCGATTATTATGAGGACTAGAACCTATAATGAGCTTAGAAGACTCGATACTTTCCTCGAAAGATACGAGTATTTGAAACTTGGAGGCGTCGTAGGCCACGCTACATTTGGGTTCGATCGTCACATAAATCAAATGTTTTATGCCTCTCGAGAGTGGAAACAAGTAAGAGAAGCGGTCATATTGCGTGATAACGGCTGCGATTTGGGTGTTCCTGGGTTCGAAATTAATGGAGCGCTGGTTGTTCATCACATAAATCCAATTAAAGAAGATGATATAGTTCACTCACATGAATGGGTTTTAAACCCAGAATTCCTTATAACAACCACACATGATACTCATAATGCCATCCATTACGGTGATAGTTCGCTTCTTCGGACGGAATTTGTGGAGCGAAAACCAGGTGATACACGACTTTGGTGACCGGAAGGAAGACAATGAGTAAACCAAAAGAAAAGACAAGACGCTCCTTACGTGTCGAATCGGATAGTTATTGTCTCGTTATTGCACTGCATATGGACGTGTTGTAAGGCTGAACGTATCTAAAAACAAAGGGCCAGAGTTTTGACTCGATTTAACAACTTTCGAACCAAGGGAGAAAGAAATGAGTTCTGTTGAGGAATTGCCAGCACTGTTCAAGATGATCGAAGAGATGCGGGAAGCAGGAACCAGCGAGGAAGACATCGAGACATATCTCAAGGATCTCGATATGACAGCCTTTGAAAAGGCCAACGAAGAGATGCGTGCTGCTGGTAGAAGCGAAGCGGCGATCTTTTATTTCTGGAAAGAAGTAGATAGTTTCGGCGATACAGATCCCGAAGACATGATCGATTCAGATGACGAGGTGCAGTGATGGGTTCCGTATATCTCGACCAACTTCCGACAGTACTTCATAACAACGGAGCGGGCGTTCCTTTCATCGAAGTGCAGGGCTGGCAACGGCGAGCTCGTAGTTCTGGTGGTTACAACGGACGGGTCGAAGGTATCTCGATCCATCATACTGCTAGTGGTCCTGCATCTGATGGCTGGCCTTCGGTCAACTACGGAACGTTCAAGGCAGCGGCTAAGCCGATTGCCAACATCTACATCGAGCGAAGTGGTACTTGGTGGCTCGCAGCTGGTGGAGCGACGAACACTTCAGGTGCAGGTGGACCAACACCGTACTGCCCCAAGGACGGAGCGAACTCTCGTACCATTGGAATCGAGATCCAGAACAATGGAGTTGGCGAACCGTACACTGACGCTCAGGTGTGGTCGCTGCTTCACGGTGTCTCGCTCATCTGGAACGACATGTCTCGTCGGTACAACTGGGGCTTCCAGACCGATCGAATCTTCGGTCACTTCGAGTGGGCTCCTGGTCGAAAGTGTGACCCCACTGGCCGCTCGGCCTGGACGTCTCCGGAGAACCGACTGGGTTGCAGCAACGGTCCTCGCTGGCACATGGATCAGTTCCGGCATTCGGTAATCTCTCATGCGCTCAGCCTCGTGCTCCCACCGCCTCCGGCGGCATGGCCGTGGCCGCTTACCCTGCCACAGATGCAGAGCATTCGAGGAGCCGCCAAGCCGACGATCCAGGAAGGGTCGGCTAACTTCCTTGTCACTTACCTCCAGATTCTATTGGTCGACATGACTGGAGCGACTTGCGAAGTCTCGGGCAACTTCGATGCCACGACGACGGTGGCTGTCAAGAACTTCCAGTCATTCTTCGGACTATTGGCTGATGGCATTGTCGGTCCGGTCACTTGGAGGTCGGTCGACACAAAGCTGTTCGATCCGTTCGCAGCCAAGAATGGAGGCTGAGCTGTAGTGTCAAAATGGGAGCAAAAACTCTAAGTAAGGAAAGGAGACCCGATCATGGAAGACAGCATTCTTACCAGTACGAAGAAGACCCTTGGGCTGGATGCCGACTACACGGCTTTCGATCTGGACATCATCACTCACATCAACTTGGCGTTCTCCGTTTTGAACCAACTTGGCGTGGGTCCGGTCGAAGGATTCATGATCGAGGACAAGTCTTCTACGTGGGACGAGTTCGTCGTGCCTCTTTCTCAGATGAGCATGATCAGGACCTATGTCTATTTGAAGGTTAGTGTACTTTTCGATCCGCCGACTACTTCGTATCTGATCGAGGCCAAGACAAATCAGATCGACCAGTACGAATGGCGTTTGAATGTGTTCAGGGAGTTCAACGATTTTCCTAATCCAATACCAGAGGAAGAGGTGGAGGTATGACCGCTGAAGAAGTTGACATTTTTCTTGGACATTTCGGAGTCAAAGGTCAGAAGTGGGGTGTTCGTCGTAAGGATCGCAGATCGATAAATCCGTCTGCTGACTGGCAACGTCATAGTACTGCTAAGAAGAAGAAGTCGGTCGAATTGAGTGACCAAGAACTTCGAAATCTTCTCGATCGACTCAACATGGAACAGCGTTATCGCAAGCAGTTCAATCCGTCAGCAGTCAAGAAAGGTTTGATGGTTGTCGGAGGGGTTCTTGCTGCTGGGAAGATGATGAATGAAGTTGTTAATTTTGCTAATAGTCCAGCGGGTAAGATGATTGCCACCAAGCTTGCATCGCAAGCAGCTGGTTAATTAGAAAGGAGGCGTCTCGTGACTTTGTCGAACACGGCAACACCGAGATATTACGGCGAGTTTCGAGACGCAGTTCTTCGAGGTGAGATTCCGGTAAACCGTGAGATCTCGATGCAGATGAACAGAATCGACGACTACATCGCTAATCCTAACATCTATCATGACGACATGGCTGTCGATGGGTTCATCAAGTATTGTGAATGGGAACTAACTCTAACTGACGGTAGCGATCTGCATCTGCTCGACTCGTTCAAGCTTTGGGCAGAGGATCTTCTAGGTTGGTTTTACTTTGTTGAGAGAAGTGTGTATCAACCTTCGCCGGATGGTGGCGGATCTTATGTCAAGAAGTTGATCAAGAAGCGGTTGATCACTAAGCAGTACTTGATCGTCGCTCGAGGTGCAGCCAAGTCGATGTATGCCATGTGCATCCAGAGCTACTTCCTCAATGTGGATACGGCAACCACTCATCAGATTACCACCGCCCCTACCATGAAGCAAGCGGACGAGGTGATGTCTCCGTTCACGACTGCGATCACCCGCGCGCGAGGTCCACTGTTTAAGTTCCTTACAGAGGGATCGCTTCAGAACACAACGGGATCGAAGTTCAATCGGATGAAGTTGGCCTCGACCAAGAAGGGTGTCGAGAACTTTCTAACTGGATCTCTCCTCGAGGTCCGTCCGATGGCGATCAACAAACTTCAGGGTCTTCGTCCTAAGGTGTCGACGGTCGACGAGTGGCTGTCTGGTGACATTCGAGAGGATGTCGTCGGGGCAATCGAGCAAGGTGCCTCAAAGTTGGACGACTACATCATTGTAGCGATCAGCTCGGAGGGAACTGTT